TAAGCAAAGCAAAACTGCTAGGAGTTTTCCTGGGGGAAAACTGATCAGTGCTTTGCTTAAGTATAAGCAAAGCAAAACTGCTAGGAGTTTTCCTGGGGGGAAAACTGATCAGTGCTTTGCTTAAGTATAAGCAAAGCAAAACTGCTAGGAGTTTTCCTGGGGGAAAACTGATCAGTGCTTTGCTTAAGTATAAGCAAAGCAAAACTGCTAGGAGTTTTCCTGGGGGGAAAACTGATCAGTGCTACTAGTAGTCTCTAATCCTCACTCTCCTGATTATTATCATCGTAGTAATATCCATCATCATCATAGTAATCATCATAATCTCCATCTAAATAAACATTTGCGAGAGTTGCACCTCCTAAAGCACCAGCTCCCCACCAGTATGGATTGTTCCAACCTCCTGGACCTGGTCTGGGGCGGGGACGAGGGCGAGGGCGAGGGCGAGGGCGAGGGCGGGGACGGGGACGAGGGCGAGGTCCAGGGCGAGGTCCAGGGCGAGGACCAGGTCGAGGTCCAGGTCGAGGTCCAGGTCGAGGTCCAGGTCTTCCTAAACCTCCCATTCCTCCTCTACCTCCCATTCCTCCTCTACCTCCCATTCCTCCCCCAAAACCTCCTCTACCTCCCCCAAAACCTCCTCCACCACCGCGACCACCTCCACCACCGCCTCCTCCTCTAAAACTTTCCATTTGTTTTTGATAAATGAAACACATTAATAAAATTGCTCCAATTATAACAACACCTATCAAAGTATATTGTAGTGCCTGGTTTTTTTTAGCCATCTATAATATTATGAGTGAAAAATAGTTAACTGTAATTTGAATTAAAATGCGTAAAAAAAAATAAAATATCTTCTTAATTTATAATGGCAGATAAGTATAGACCTGCAGAAAGAGCAAAAGATCCAAAATATATTCGTTTTCCAAGAGTTAATGCGGATTTTTTTGGTAGATTTGGAATCGAAAAATCAAGTGATAATTCATTCACTATAACAATTAATAAAAATCGAAGAAATATATCTATCAAGTCGCGTAAAGATAAGGGTTTTAAAGAAAGTGGTGATCTTAAATTTAAGGAACTCTATGATGTTTTAAAAAATGTTAAAATTAATTTAAAATTAGGCGAAAATAAATATGAGGTAGAGAACATTGAAAAAGAAAAAGGAGTTATAAAAATTAAAGGAAAAGGTAATTTTGACGTTAAAGCGATCTCTAATAAATTATCGTTAAAGGCATTTGTCCCAGTTGCTCAAAACGCCAAACCATTTGGTCCTCTTAAGTACACTACTAAAAACCCTTTTCGTTTTTTTATTTATGAAAGTTATGCTCTACCCAATTTAGACACAACTTTTAATAGAGATGGTACTCGAGTTTTAATAAATAAAGGTGCCATATTTTGGTACACTCCTGCTCAAACAACTGTCAATAAAATTTTAGGATTTAGATATATCTTAGTAAATATCCCAGCTGCTGAATTTATTCCTAACCAAGACAAAGTTATTAAAATAGGACCCAATGCAAATGTTTATTATGGATGGTTTAATGAAGATCCTCAATACCCTAAACAATACGTCGATTTTTACATATATCAATCATTAGTGAATAACTACTTATATGTATTTACAGTTAAGAAAAGTACATTCTTCTCCAATTCAAATTTTAATCTTACAAAGAATGCAGCAATAGCTTAAATTCGTAAAAATATATAGATTTAAATATTTAGAGTATTAACGCTACCCCGTCTATAAGAAGACGATATAACAATAATTATGTTTATTTTTATTAAACCGGTTATAAAAATAAATGAATTATTGTAATTGGGGAGAAATTATTAAACTAAAGTATTGAGGATTTTAGGTAGCGTTGGTCCAAGATATTTTAGTAATTTTGTCGCGATAATTTATTATTCACAATAGTAAATCATCTAATTTCTTTTAACATTCAGTATTCTAAATATTTTTCCACATATTTGTCCATCAACTAAACCCGTTCCATTCTCTATTTTTTGAACAATATCTTTTTTTACATTCAATTGTTGAGCTAATTGATCTTGAGTTAGTTTTTTATCGCACCTAGCTTTTTGAACTTTTTGCCCATACTCATGACCATATGTTTTCAAACTTTTACCGGCATCAATATCTGCCTCTATTTTAGCTTGCTGTGAAATTACAAAATTTGATTTTGGTTTTTCCACAGGTTCACTTGTTTTATTTTTTGGATTTAGGACTATAGCATTCCAATCTTGATGTTCGTAGGACATTATTAAATATTTATGATATATTTTTTAAGTAATTTTACTTTAATTAAAAATAGAATAAAATATTATGTTGTTGCTTAATTTATTCAAACTACTATCATTATTATCAGCATATTTGTATTTTTTAAAAATTCAAAATTACGAAAGCGAATTCATTGCTAATAGAATTATTAGTACCATTAAAAATGGAGAGAATGTATTTTGGAAATTGAGCCAATGGATAACTTCTAGAATAGAATTCCAATCACTTGTTAAAAATAATTATTTAATAGATAATCTTAAAGTTTTTTATGAAAATTGTCCTTCACATGATTTTACAGTTACAAGAAATTCATTGGAAAATCATTTTAATAAACCATTAGAAGAAGTATTTGAATCAATTAATGAAATTCCAGAGGCATCAGGATCAATTGGACAAGTTCACATTGGTGTTCTTAAAGATGGAAGGAAAGTCGCGATTAAAGTAAAACATCCCGACATAGACGATAATATCACCTATTTATGTTGGATATTAAGATCAATTTTAAAAATAAGATTTCTAATGAGAAAAATCAATTTTGATATAACAGGGATAGAGGAATACTTAATGAAACAAACTGATTTTAAAAATGAAGCGTCCAATCTTAAAAAACTTAGTGAATTTTATAAAGACAATGAATATATTTTAGTCCCAGAAGTATATGAAGAGGGTTGTGACATATTAATTATGGAATATTTGGAAGGTATAAATATAGAAAATTTTTATAATGAATGTATTAAAAATAATTCAAAAGATAAGCATTGGGAGGTTATGATAAAATTTTGGTTATTTGTAAGAGAGAGTATTTTAATTCATAATTTTTTTCACGCCGACTTACACAAAGGAAATTGGAAAATAAAGGAAGATAAAATAATTATTTACGATTTGGGAATTATTCTTGATAATCCAGAGCATTTTGAAATAAATACAAAAATATGGAAAGGTTTTGAATGCCGTTCTCCAAAGATAATATCAGAAGTAATCACTAATAATTTAATCGATAATGAAATAGAAAAAGATAAATTCAAAAATGAATTATTGGAACATCTATCAAAGAATATGGACGTTCAATCAATCGACTTTATGGGTGATATAAAAAATTTGTTAATATTTTTGAATGAAAGAAAAGTTATTTTAAATTTTCAAACACTAACATATTTACTCGCTTTCAATTTAGCATCTTTAAATTTCAAAAATTTCTCATTTATTGATGATAACAATCGAACATATTTTGAACAACATTTAGATAGATTTAACCTTATGAAGCAAAAATGTAAAGAATATAATAATGATAAATTAAGAGAGCAATTAGAATTAGATGAAGAATTTTTCATAAATGAGAACAAACATATTTTAAAAGCAATAAATGAAAAAAAAGATTCCATTGCGTATGAATATTTAAGTTCTGATAGTGAATAAATATATGAAATATGGAATAATGTATGGAAATTGGGCAGTTCTTCTTGAAGTCGAAGAAAATGATAATGTTAAAAATATAATTAGGAAATCAGGAACTTATTATTTTATAAGAGATTGGAAAAAAGAATTGGATTCAAAAACAGTTTCTAAAAAAATATTTATAGCAGAAAGAAATCTTTTCATATCTCATTTAAAAAATTTTAAGAATGAATTAAGCAATATTGAAAATGCTCTTTGGGAAATTGAACTCAAAAAAATCCATAATTATAATAAAATATTTGAATTAGATTTTTGTCCAATAGTGAGTGTCATATTAGCGTGTTATAATGCAAGTGATACTATTGTAAAATCAATTAGATCGATTATAAAACAAACTTATAAAAATATTGAATTAGTAGTTATTGATGATGCTAGTACTGATGATAGTTACGAAAAAATATTAAATGCACGGGAAAAATATAATGATAAAATATTCAATTTTAAAGTAATAAAAAATGATTCTAACATGGGAGCCTATTATTCGAGAAATATTGGAATAAGTTCTTCTTGTGGTGATATTATAGCAATCCAGGATGCGGATGATTTAAGTGATATATCTAGAATATCTATATCAACATATGAATTAATAAATTCAAGAGTTGAGTTTATTTTAGCAAATAGTCAAAAAATAGATGAAATTTTTGAATTATCACCTGTATTAGTCGCTATGGCAACATTAACAGTTGCTAGAAGTTTTTTCGACAAATATGGAATGTACGATGAGAAGACAAGGCATAGTGGAGATTTAGAGATTTTAGATAGAGCGTATTTTCGAAAATATGGTAATCATGAAATGGATAATTTTTGGTATTGGTTAAATTACACTGAATATAAAGAAGGATTTTACAAGCATATCTATGAAAACTTATATTACGTTGGTGAAGGAAAGGAAAGTATTACAAAAAAAAATGGGATTAAGAAAAGATTGGAATATTTAAATGAGAGAAGAAAAATTGAGAAAAATAAAATATAAATGTCAAATAGATGGATATTACTCAAAACAATTATGAAATTATGAAGAGGAATCTCTATAATAAAGTTGAGCATTTAGTGAAGATAATCAAAGCAAAAACAAAAACTGCTTTAGAACATAACGAAAAAGAAAAGATATTAAGGATCATTTCATTCATAATTATATCCCTTCAAGTCGATAATCTATATTCCTCCGTAATTCCCAAAAGTGGTATTGTCTCAATATTAAAAATATTCGGTTTGGATGAAAAAAAAGCGGAGAAAATCAAAGGTTTATGTAATAATGGAGTAAGTGTAGCATTATTATCAATTTTAATTTTAAAGAATTTAAGACAATAAGTTTTTTTTTATTTTATAATTTGTAAAATAAAAATATGAGGATACATCGTATGAGCGATAAGGAGATCAACTCTCTAAATATACCCGTTCAAAAGTACGAAGAAGATATGGGTTTTAAAGATTTTAAGGAAAAAGCGAAGGCTCTTCTTGGTGAAACTTCTTTGAATTACCTTAAGTATTTATTGATTCTTTACGTGGTTATAGATCTTTACAGTCTTACATCTCCAGAGCGTAAGAACGCTTTAGTTAAAGTTATGGAAAGAATGGGTTTGAAGAACAAGACTATTGAGAAGATTGATAGTTATTTGAAATTAGGCTTAAGTACTAGTTACATTACTTTGTTATTTATTAATGCTTCAAAGGACAAGGTTAAACCCAAGGATGCTTGCAGAAAGTAATTTAGCTTATTTTTACACTATAAAGATAAATGTCTCCATTTTTCTTTACAATTGAATACTTAAATGGTATTTCTTCATACATATCACAGTTAAATTTGTATTCATCATTGTTTAAATTTTCTTTGAAATATTGTAAACTATCAACAATCCAATTTATATAATATTTTTTGTTATTTACACTTATTACATTATTGAAAGATAATTTAGATGAATCATTACTTTCGATTTTATTAAGAGTTATAAAATCAGAAGATTTAGGAATAATTCCAATTACATTACCATTAAGTAAAACTTCCATTTATTTAAATTTTTTTATAAAAAAGTTTTACGAAAAAATCGAAAAATAATTTTGGTATAAATATTAATGACTGATTTGATGGAAGCAAATCGTGACGATAATAAGAGCTTTCTTATAGATCCATACGAGAATAGAAGTGAAGATTTGGATAGCAATTCAAAATCTAAAGAAATTGATAATGTTAGTTTATTTCTTAATCCTACTCTAAAGACAAGTGAGCTTAATCACTGGTCCTCTGAATCATTAAAAACTTCTAAATTAAAATTTGATGTAGATGTTTTGAATATGAGTCAAAAAGAGACTGGATTTACAAATACTGAGGCACTTAGTGAGAAATACATTGCAATTATCGATGAATGTGCAGCAGTTTCTACAACTGGAAATATTTGTTTTCGCTTCTTTTTTATGGAAGGTCGTAGTTTTTTGAAGATTTTTCACTATAAAATGTTTATTATTTTGAAGAAATTTATTGAAAAACTTATTGTTGGACACTCTAAAGTAGGCGAGGGAAGATATGGAATTGATATATTTGTCTTCGTTACTCAAATGAAAGATAATGAATTGGGTTCCGCTATGATTCACAAATATGTTAAGAATGAGGAAACCAATCTTATTCTTCCAACAAAGGCAATAATGAAAATTAATAAAAAATATCTTTCTACTACTGCAAGAGACAAAGTAAATCTTAAGCTTATTCAAACTTTATTCCACGAACTTTTACACTGTCTTGGTTTTGGCTATTGGGAATTATTTAATAAGAACTTAACAAACAGCAAGAATTATATTAATAATTTAACTGCTGAAAATTTATTTTTGGCAGAGAAGCCGATTAGTCACTATAGAAATATTGCAAGAGATAGTAGCCTAGTTGGTATTCCAATCTCTACGGAGAAAACTCATTTTAATACCTTTAATACTCCAGTTCTTAGAGATGGTAAATTACATAGTGTTCTCCCTGGTTTGAAGTATGAAATTATGAGTAACAACGATACAGATATTAATGTATTCACCAAGATCTCCGCTTCTATTTTAGAAGAGTTGGGTTATATAATCAATTATAATCTTTGCGATGAATATCCTTTCACTCCCTTACCTGACGATTTAATTGTTGAATATACTAAGACAACATCTAATCATTTCGCCAATAAATTAGAGAAATATATTTTACTTCTTAAGAGTGGCAAGGTGCTTATCTCCGGTATTGAAACTTTTTCGATGAAGCAAAATCATACATATACTATTCACAACAAACACTCATATTCTATTTATGTGGTGAGTGCTCTTGAAGAAAATGATAAATACCTTCTTAGAGAGGAAGAAGGTGTCTCATATAGTGAAAATGAGGTAATAATTAAACCAAATGCTAAAACACCAAATATTTTCTACATTGTTAGCAGTATTACATTTGGTGGTGTTCCCATTATTAAGGAACCAGATATTCTCCACGTTAATTATGGTAACTGTTTCAATAAGAATTCCCTCAGAAGATTGATGGAAGATTTTATTGAAGGAAAACAGGGAAATTTTTAATCGGTTTCGTCCATTTTTCTTAATTCTCCAGTTGGTCTCCATCTTCTTTCGCTCTTCAATGGTGTTTGATTATTGTAGAAGCTATTTCCCATATAAGGGGCAGATGCATTTATAGATCCAGTTCCAAAACCTCCATACCAAGGTACGAATAACATTTGATACCAAGGTGCAACTGCTGGTCCATATGGTGCATTTGGACCTCCACCAACACCTGGACCGGGACCTCCACCTCCAGGAGGTCCTGAGAATGCTGATATACCTCCATTATACATGTACTGGGAACAGTCTGCAAAATAGGGGCCGTTGTAATCTCCCAAGACACAGCTACCGTATCCATTAGGATCAACACACCAACCACAATTGTTGCAAGACAAACAAGCATTCATTCCCTTTTTCCCTCTTCTATTACAATCTCCGCAGTATGATGGACTTGGAAAATCTCCATCGTCATTTGAAAATCCTTCTTGATATAAATTTTGTGAATAAACAAGTAAATAAACTATTACAATTAACACTAAAACTAAAGATGAAACTAAATGTAAATTCATATTATATAATTATATAATAATTTATTGGAAAAAAGTTATCCTAATACTAAATGTCTTTATTAGAAGAAAAATTGAATTATAAAATAAATGTTTTTCAAGTAAGGTACAATGTCAATTACTTTCAACTACTTGTTTAATGCTTTGGATGATTCTCACCCAAAAAGTGACAACATTGAAGGATTATCTTTAGAATTAATGAACCACCAAAAAACTGCAATTTATCACGCTCAACTTTTAGAGCAAAATGAAGGTTTTCGAATTGATTGGTCAACACAACCAATAAGCTATCGTGAAGAGGAAATTAGTCCTTATAGAGATGTATTTTTCAATTTTGGAATTTTAGCTTGTAAAGTTGGCTCTGGTAAATCATTTGTGGCTCTTGGATTAATTTTAAAGAAAAATTTGTTGAATTTTGATAGGACTTCAAGTGATGAGAGGGATCCTCTATGTTTTTCATTCAAACGTATTAATACTTTGGCAAGCACTGTTTCTACAAATATGATTCTAGTACCACACAATTTATTTAATCAATGGAAAACATACATTGTAAGTCACACAAATATGAATGTGACTTTTGTGAGTAACAAAAAAGAATTAGAGCAAATTTATGGAAAAATGAGGACTTATTATCTAAAATTATCTCAATTGAATGAAAAAAGAAAGATTATTCAAAGTGATGATATTCAAGAAACGATTAACATTATTGAAAGCTCATTACAAAATATTGAGATTGATGAAGAATCTGTTGATAATCTTTTTAAGGAAATTACAGAGAATAAGGTTTATCTAATTTCTTGTAACTGCTGGAATTCATTTGCAAGAGGTTGGAAAGATCATATTAGAAAAAAAATAAGTCGCATTTTTGTTGATGAAGTTCATTCTTTACATCTACCCAATTCAGAATCTATCAAAACGAATTTTATTTGGTTCATTACTTCATCAGTCAACGACTTATATAAACATAGGAACAATGGTTTTATTCACAACACTATTTCAAGCTATAGATGTCTTAGTAAACGCTATCAAGAATATATCACGATCAAAAACAATGATGAATATGTTGATTCCAGTTTACTTCTTCCTCCACCTGTTTTAAGAACAATTATTTGCAAGGCTTCAATTATTATTAATCTCTTTGCCGGTATTATCAACAATGATGTTAAAAATATGCTTTTAGCAGAGGATATTGATGGTGTTGTCTCTCACCTTGGCTTAGAAGTCGCGAGTGAACACAATATTATTACAATTCTCTGTGAAAATCTTGAAAAAGAGCTTGATAATGCAAAAATGATGTATCAAACAAAAGTTAATATGCATTATGCATCAGAGCAAGGAAAACAAGAAGCTTTGGTAAAAGCCAAAGAAAAAATAAGTGGAATTAAAGAGAAAATTGAGAGTGTGAGACAAAGAATTATTGAAAGTAATATGGATCCAATTTTACACATTGAAATTACAAATCCAGTTATTACTTCTTGCTGTAAAAATAAATTTGAATTGGAAAGTCTTACTTCTTATATTGAATTCAATCAATCAAAACAATCATCTATTAATTGTCCAATGTGCCGTACTCCACTTGACTTGAGTAAATTAATTTACATTGGAGACAAGAAGAAACCAAAGGAAAAGAAAAAAACCAATCCCAAAGAAGGGAGAGATTTTAAAGATTTCAACAAAATTGAAAATTTGGAGTATATTTTGCAAAATGAAATACCTCAAGATAAGAGAATATTGATTTTCTCAGAATACGAAGGAAATATCGCAAAAATATCTGAGACATTTAGAAAAACAGGAAGAAATAATTTGTCCCCATTGAAGGGCTCTTTAAGCCACATTACTTCCCTTATAGGGAAATATAACTCAGGGGAAATACCCAATTTGTTCTTGAACGCTAAATATTGTGGAAGTGGATTAAATTTGGAGAAAACAGATGTTATCATTATGATGCATAAAATGTCGGATGATAATATCAAGCAAGTTATTGGAAGAGGAAATAGGATTGGAAGAATAGGAGTTCTCCAAGTATATTTCCTCTACACGGATAATGAATAATTTTTAATTTTTAATTATAAATAATGGATAAAATATATATTACAAATACTTTATTGGACTTCAAAACAAAAATTATCCCAAAAAATGCAATTATTATAAATCTAGAAAAATTCAATAATAATGATTTTTTAAAAACAATTATTTCAAGATTGGATATAAATGAAATAATTTGTGAAAATAAAGAACTCCAAAAATATGTTTCAAAAATATTAAACAAAGAAGTTATAAACATCGAAGAATTGGAAATAAAATGTAGTAGATATCAAGATAAGTCCGTATTTTATTTCTTGTATTACATCTCTCTAGCATCATTTACATCGTTTTTTTTCTTTTCACTATACATAAAAAAAAGATTTCTAATAGGGATGATTTTAATTGTAAATCTATTTATATGGCTTGTATCTTATTATTTTTTAATGAAAAAACAACCTTGGGAAAATGTTATTATTGATAATTAGGAAGTTCCCTTATAATTGGAACAGAAATCAAGTATGGATCAATGAATTCCATCTCGAAAATATCCAATATTTGTTTATATTTTTCTATATCAATCTCTTTCAACTTATCTACTTTCAATATAGAGGGATCACTTTGTTCGATCATTATTTTTAAATAATATTGTTTGAATGATTGATTATCTGTTACTGGGATAGTAGCTTCTATAATTTCACAATTATATACATTTTTAATTTTGTTATTAAAATATTTTAATGTACTATTAGCAGTTATTAATTCAACACTTTTCTTAGAAAAATGACATCCAAAAATTAAATATGAATCATATTGCTTCATATTTAATTGTAAATAAAAAATGTGGTGAGAATACGAAATTATTCAATTAAAAATGGAACACCTCCTCCATACTGCTTCCATATCTTCTCCTTCGCTAAAAATTCTTTTTCATCAACAGATAAAAATACTGAACGATTTTTTTTCCCATATTCCAGTTGCTCAGCCAATGTTGTTAAATTATCATCAATGTATCCAGTTTTTTGAAATATGTCCTCGGGATATATTTTCCAAAACTTTTTTATTAATTCTGGATTATTAAAATACTCTTTCCACTTATCTAAATCTAAATTCTTATTTGTTACATGCTTATTATTTTGAAGATCCTCTGCTTTTTTATTGCGTAAATTATATCTTGATGCTAAGTCTAGTGACTTATCAATCATCTCTCTAGTAAAACCATAATGTTTAAACATATTTGATAAGACACCATCATAATTAGTCATTAAATCTTCATATTTCAATTCTAAGAAATTTGGTCTCCTATAATCCCAATTATAAATGTCCATTATTGTGTTCTTGCTACTCTCCAAATATAAATCATTCTTCATCTCAAAGTATAAACCTTCTTCTAAATTTAATTTACCCAAGATCTCTCTATAAGTAACATTATTCAAACTTCTTATTTTTCTATTAGCCCAATGCTCAATCGTATTTTTGTGATACTCATATGCACTCACTATAACTGCACAAGGATTTCTTATCATATGAGTCCCTACTACAGGTCTATCTATTTGAGAAAAATCAATTTTACTATGATGTTCCAACCAAATATCAGTATCTGGTTCTAATTGGGATTGAGGGCAATATTGATATTTAAGTCCTAGTGGGGTAGCTATTGTTCTTAAAATCTTTTCAACAACTACTGTTCCTGTCTTATGATGACAGCAATGAATTATTAGTGGTTTTTTATTTTTATAATCTACAACTTGATCCTTCAACAAATTATTCTTAATGATTATACTTGAAATATCATATTTAATACTTTCATTTAATGGATTATAATGTGTTTCTTGAGGTGTTACTATTTGATTATCTTCAAAAGGGATAGTAAATAAACTAAATACCATTTATAATTAAAATAATTTATTTAATATTTTTTTTCGCAAATACTGGGCTTAACTATTTTGTTCAAGTATTCTCACTCCAACAAATCCTTTTCCTCGTCTTTCTCCACCAACCTTAATATTGGCTCGATACTCAACATTCATCGCACTAAAACATCTTTTCATTCTCTCTGTAAAGTCTGTCATCGTTATTGATGGAGGTTTGGATCCAACACTAATATATTCACGATAATAACATTGATATTCTTCCAGTAATTCTTTGCAAGTCATTGTATCACTTTCATTTCCAGTAATTTCAAGACACATATCAACAAATTCAGCATAAAAATCTTGAGATTGTAAAATTGATTTCGTATTCATATCTACCAATTCGGGCACTTGAATTTTTTCATCATTCTCAATATATCTACGAACATACTCCAACAAAATAATCATAAATTGTTGTCTATATCTCATATCATCCTTGAGTTTGATTTTTATGTTTGGATCAGCTCGAAATTCATTTGGTTTTGTTGGTTCATAATTGACAAAACGATTGGGGAAATTAATACCCTTCATTCTCCTAAGAAAACCACCATCTTGAGCATCTTCAATCTTTGGAATCTTATTGAATAACATAACCAACTTAAACATTGGTACATCAGACAATTCTGGTTCTGGGGCGTGTGCTTTTCTAACCTGCAACTTATCATTGCCAGTCAATTCTTTAATAAAATCTTGGTTCAATGTTTTTCCCTTTGGAGGTTCATTAACACAAACAAATCTTTTCTTGAATACACTAATCAATAAGGAATTATGTCCTTCTTGAGAATTCGATACATTCGTCAAATATGAATTGTTTAAAGTACCTGCATAATCACCCAACGTGTGATCGTGTAAATCCTTAATAACACCTTTGCCATTACCACCGGAACCTTCAAGATTCACAAATAACTCATTCTTATTTCTTCCAATACAGGTTGAAGCTAAAAAGGTTAAAAGAAATTCTCTCACGTTTTTATCTGGTAGTGATTTGTCAAAAATGTCAAGAACATATTCACGAATCTCTGGGATGATTTCTTCCGTGTAATCATAACCAGTTGTCATACTAATCTTGTCTTCCGGTCTAGTATCACGAAAAATACCATTTTTCAAATCATATACTCCATTGTTAAATCCCAACAAATAAATGTTCATATCAAGTTCTTTGTAGAAATTTTCATCATAGAAAAATTCTTGAGATTCCTTGACAATTGCAGTTTTGTAGCTAGAATTTTTAAGAAGTTTGATCGATTTTTCACATTGATCTTTTCTCACTTTAATGGGATCAGTCTCCGGGATAGGTTCACCTCTTTTTGATTCTTCATCAGCGATTTTGGTAGATAACATTGAGCTATAACGATAAAGAACATTCCTCACAATCAAACTAATATCTTGTAAAAGACGAATAGGCGATGTATGAGCTGTCCATTTATTGTTTTCAAAACAATACCATAATTCTTTGGAAAAACAATATTTGTCCTTCAATAAATGATAAGTCAATTCCGCAAATTCTGAGTGAGTATTTCTCAAAGATTTAATAATCAATCCTGATAAATCATCTTCACTGATAAAGCGGTCCATTTCAATGTAATATCTTGCTGGAGAATCTTCTCTTGCCATTTTTTGCAAACTTCCAATCCTCACTCTTCTTTCTTCCGCATAATTTGCAAAAGTTTGATTCCACAATTTATCACATACTCTTTCATCATATTTTGGTGATTGAGATGACCATTGTTTCCATAAATCCAAATTTTCTTCACTCTCATTGTGAAGGATTGCACCAATACGTAACCAATCTTCATAGTCATTCACTCTTCGCTCATTCAATAATGATAGCAATGTACGAACATATTCAATCGATTTCCTTGGAGCAACCGGTTGCATATTTATACTAATACTCTCCGCAATAATTTCTTCATTCTTTTGCTTAGAAATAATCATTTTTTCTTCTTTTTTCAAAATATCTCCAATGACAGTTTGTTTTTCGGGAAAACGATGCTGGATAGATAATAATTTCAATAATTTAAGATTATCACTAATTAATTCTCTTTCATCCAATTCCAAATCAAAAATATATGTTAATTCATATGCGTGCGATGTTGGTTTTTTCTTACTACCATACATAATCCAATTATTTCTCTCAACGACACATTTGTCAATTATTTGATCAACTGGCGTACAACAAATTACAAGCTCTGGGTGTTCATTCATTTTTTGAACTACTTTTTGTCTAACCCAATGTTGAGCTCTATAAGAAATGCATAAATATGGAAACATGATATGAATTCCATCTTTCAAAATATTCTTTTCTTCATCAAATTCAGGACCTTCTTTTTCAAAAACAAAAGCCAACGCTTCTTGCTCACTCAATTCATTTCCTAAAACTTCACGAATAAAATCTTGATATGTCACAACCAAATCTTTAATTAGGGCAATTGTATATGACCTCTCTTTTCGATCCGAGTAGCGCAAATCTAAATCAATACAAATCTTGGAAAATCTTTCGGGATGCTTCTCAGTTAATGAAACAGTTTTACCTTTTTCAAAAACTTGTTGAGCATATAGTTTGTGAAACTCATCTGCTTTATTCGCAGGAATTAAATACTTACCTCCAACTAGTGAGGTATGAGTATATTCAGCATCTTTGCTTACAGAATAATTTTGCAAAAATTCTGTTAGTTTATTGCCTACAGATGAACTCATTTTGATATCTTTTGAAGATTCTAGTCTATATAATTTCAATTTTTTTAAGTGTAAAATTTTTATTGAATTTTTTTAGAATTTAGGCTTTACAAAATTTATTGACTAAATTAATGAAGTATTTTTGTTTTTTTAGTGTTATTATTATCGCTATTTTTTTTCTTCTATTTTCTATGAAAGACGATAAAGTTATAAAAGCCGTATGTGTTTTGAATAATAATAATATTAAGGGTGTGATCTATTTCGAGGAAGTTGGAAGGAAAACTCGAATCTATGGAAAAGTAAGTGGATTGAAGCCTGGATTAAGAGCCATTCATATTCACGAAGCTGGCGATTTAACTGATGGTTGCACTAGTGCTTGTGCACATTACAATCCCTTTGGCAAAGAACATGGTGGTCCCCATAATAATGAACGCCACGTAGGTGATTTAGGTAATCTAGAAGTAGATAAGAAAGGTGAAGCTAAAATAGACTTGCTTGACCCACTAGTTAAATTGAGAGGGAAATACTCCGTCATTGGAAGAAGTATTGTTGTTCACGAGGATGCAGATGATTTAGGTAAAGGGGGTCATAGCGATAGTTTAACTACTGGACACGCTGGTAAGAGGATAGCTTGTGGAGTAATTGGATATGCTAAAGGATGTAAATGATTTTTTTAGAAAATTATTTTATGCTATATAATAATGTTTCGCATTATTAGAAGATATTTTTCAATTAAAAATATTCCAATTGTATTTATTGAACCAAGAAAAGATATTATGGTATTAAAAAAACCATTTGATGGCTATGAAGAAGAATTCAAACCTAATCCTGATTATGATAAGGAATTACTTGATGAAAATAAAAATCTAAGTAATAGTAATGAAAACATATACAGGAATGATAAAATGCTCAATACAGAATAATTGTTTGGATGAAAGTATATTTGGTGCTTTGAAAATATATGATCTACGGGGTAAAATTATTAGTCATGTTGTAAGAAAAGAACCAATCCCAATCGAATTAATCAAAATGTTCGAAGTAACATATAAAGAATTTTCAAAATTCTTTTTTAGTAGGAAAACTATAAATTGTATGTTCCAATTCTGTAAGAAAAAAATGCCAACTAGCACAAAATTACTGGATGATACGTTGAGAAAAATAATGAAATTGAAAAAAGAATTGGATAAGAAAAAATTAAATCCATTGATTAAAAGTTATAAGAAAATAATGAGATTATTAAGAAAAATAACAATAGATTTCACGAAGAAGTATCAGGAGAGGTACTTAGCATTAATGAAGCAGTAATTCTTCCAATAATCTTTGACAATCTTTCCACTTCATCAATATTTGTAGTTGATTCAACTATTGTATCAAAATTTGAATCAAATGAACCAATCATTCTTCTAGATAAAGATTCTTCACCTTTTTGAAAAGTAGCTATATAATTGTAGAATTTGAAAGGAACTGGGTTCACTATAATTGTTTGGAAAGAAATGGAAGCTTCATTGAAAATTAGGGTGAAATGTTGGTTTTCATTTTCAATTTCTTTGATGACGATGTTGATTGGTTTCACTTTTAATTCTTCGTAGGTTATTGATCTTTCAAATGTAAAATTGCTCTCATATGTGTAAAAAATTTTATCGCCATATTTTTCTTGCTTAATAATCTTATTTGATGTTGTATTATCACTTTTAGATGCGAATTTGATGTCATCAGTGATAGTTGTGAATTTTCTCGTAAATTTGATCTTGAAAATAGTATAAACTCTCACAGGATCTTGTTTTTGTCGTGGACCTACCCCACATCTTTGTATTTTAGGGTGATATGTACTAACATATGATGGTGATATTTGTAACTTAAGTGTTTCCATTTGTTTTGAGTGTTATAATAAAATATTAAATCAATTTTTTTGAGCAATTGCGCAAATTGCAAAGAAACCAAATATTGAGAACATTTTCATATAGTTATCATAATTTGATTTATCTCCATAGTTTTTCAAATAATGATTTTCAACTATTGCATCCTCATATTTCTTTTGAGCATCTTGCGCAATCCTTTGCATCTCATTAAATTCATTCTCACTGTAGATTTGCATTCTCTCATCTTTCAAAGAGCAGCTTAAAACTCTCACATACTTATTCCAAGTACCTTCTTTATCTTGAACCATAATTGGTTTATCGAAAGGATTTTTTGGAATAATTATGTGAACTAAGTAGTGATCTTTTCTTTTGAGAGGTGTTTTCTCTGTTTTGATCAAAGCTAAAAAATCTTTGTTGCTTATTTCGTTATGTTTCAAAATAAGAGATCTTCGAAGTTCATCCCAATCGGTTGAATTTTCGATTTTGATACCTTGTATTTTTCCATCATCTGCTACTCCTACAACAATTTGACCTCCATTAGTATTTGCGAAACTGCTAATGTATTTTCCTAAGCCTTCATTAGTTCTCACAAAATTAAATGAAGCCTTAAATTCTAGGAATTCATTTTCTTCACCTTCAAAAATATCCCCAACATCTTGGAGAGCTTTTTGGTGAATAATTCCAGGCTGCATTCTAACAACAATATCTGCAGGAATGTAATAATCGATGGATTGACCATCCTTTCTCACATAACTTGAAATATTACCCTTACAATTCACAACACATAAATCTTTCGATTTTGGAATTGTGAATTCAGTGCAAAAAGATTCAATGTCATTTGCCAAAACTATGTAGTTTTTTAACTGATACTGTAGATGTTCATATTCAACAGTATGTATTGTATTGTAGATTATACGAGTGAGAATTTCTACACTCATTAACCAATCATTTCGATTCTTAGAATAACCACCAACTATACGATTTGCTTTGTTTATTCCAATGTATATTGAACCGCCATTTGTATTTGCTAACGCACAAATTTCTCTAATAATATTAGGGTATTTACCATAGACTGTATCAAACATAACATTTTCATAATCATCGCGTTTCGTATTTGGGAAAACAGAGTGGATAGTTGAGTTCTTTTGAATCGTGTTTTCTTCAAACGAGACGTGTAATTTTTTGATCATAATCGTGTTATATAGGTAGAATATAGAAAATTTTTGTTTCAATTTTTTTATATATTAAAAACTCTTTCATATTTATATAAAAAATGTACTCAACTTTAGAAAAAAAAATCATCCAACAATGGAGAGAAGACAAAACATTCCAAAAACAATTGGATAAAAATAAAAACGAAGAGAAATATGTTTTCTATGATGGACCACCATTTGCAACTGGTTTACCACATTATGGTCATCTAGTCGCCAGCACCATTAAAGATATTGTTCCTCGTTATTGGGCAATGAGTGGTTATAATGTACCAAGGAAGTGGGGATGGGATTGTATTGCTGAAGGAACATTAGTGAATTTAGCTGATGGAACAAGTATTCCTATTGAAAAGTTTGATTTCTTAGCTTTTGTTGAAACTTTAAGTATAGAAACAGAGGAATATTTGAGGCAAAACAAAAAATTATTTTTTAACAAAGGAGTTAAAAAAACAATTGAATTGGAATTCGATAATGGTAATAAATTAAAATGCACGGATGATCATCAAATTTACACTAAGTTAGGATGGAAAAAAGCGATTGAATTGGATGAAAATGACGAAATATTTGCCAGTAGAATAAATCCTGAATTTGAATTTAAACAGTCTTCTTGGGAGAATTATCTAGACCATATCTTACTCTCTAGTGAAAATATTATTTCTGGAAGAAAATCTGGTGCATATTGTAGAATAATTGGATATATGCTAGGAAGTGGAAATTATTTTGTTGATGAAAAGGATGTTATAGAATTTGTCAATGATGTTCACTTAGTATTCAAGGAAAATTTAAGTTATTCATATAATGAACGATATACTGTAAATTTATCCAATCATTTAAGATATCTTGAAAATTACAAATTCATCCCAAGATTATTTTTTTATGACTCAACTCCCAATTTTTTAAAGAAAGAATTTTTTGCTGGATTATTTGGAGGTTATCGAGGTAATTACTTATGGGAAGGAGAAAAGGATTTGAACGATATTTTATATGTTTTATCCAATCTTGGAATTTTTGTAAAAGTTGAAGGGGATAAAATATTTTTAGGAGAAGAAGATGTTGGAAATTATAAATTGAAAATGGGATATAGATACGCTGAGAGGAAAAGGGAAAAACCTTCGAAAGTAAAAATGATTGGAAGAACAGAGATTGGATATATGCGTGTTTATGACCTTTCTATTAATGAAACACATAATTTTATTGCGAATGGTATAGTAGTACATAATTGTCATGGTCTTCCTATCGAGTTTGAGATTGAGAAGAAATTGGGAATAAAAACAAAGGAAGAGATAATGAAAATTGGGATTGGAAAATATAATGATGCTTGCAGGAACATTGTTATGAAATATTCCAAAGATTGGAAGAAAACGATTGAAAGATTGGGTCGTTGGGTTGATATGGACAATGACTATAAAACGATGGATTTAAGTTATATGAACACTGTTTGGAAAGTATTTTATGCTTTATGGGAAAAAGAATTAATCTATCAAGGCGTGAAAGTAATGCCTTATAGCACTAGTTGTACTACCCCATTATCTAATTTCGAGGCTAAATTGGATTATAAAAAAATTCAAGATCCTTCAATAGTTGTCAAATTTATGATGAAATATTGTGAAATCTTAACATACTTTTTAGTATGGACTACTACACCATGGACACTTCCTTCCAATCTAGCGTTATGTGTAAATCCTGATTTGGATTATGTTGTTTGTGAGAAAGATAATTCATTCTATATATTACTTGAAAAATTTATGGATAAATATGGATTTGTAGAAGTCGTCGCTAGAATGAAAGGGGATGAATTGATTGGATTAGAATATGAACCTTTATTCGATTTTTATGATGATAGAAAAGGATTTTTCATTGTTGGTGATAAATATGTAAGTGATGATAGTGGAACTGGTATTGTCCATCAAGCACCTGCATTTGGTGAAGATGACTATAGAGTTTGTTTGAAAAATGGTATTATTGATAAAACTATTTCTCCACCGTGTCCATTTGATGCAAATGGATATTTTACGAATGAAGTTCCTGTATTGAAAGGACTTTATTTCAAAGATGCTGACAAAGTTGTTTTGAAACTATTGAAAGATAAATTATTTCATCAAACAAGTGAACATCACGATTATCCTCATTGCTGGAGAAGTGGAAGTCCTTTAATGTATCGAGCAGTTCCTTGTACTTTCGTAAATGTTGAGAAAATAAGAGATGAAATTGTTAAAGTAAATAGTCAAGAAACTAATTGGGTTCCTGAGCATATCAAAGAAGGAAGGTTTGGGAATTGGCTAAAAGAAGCAAAAGATTGGTGTGTATCTAGAAATAGATATTGGGGAACACCTATACCATTATGGAAGAGTGATGATGGAGATGTAATTTGTATCAAAGATGTTGAAGAATTGGAAGAAATCGTTGGTAGAAAAATTAATGATATTCATAGGAATCATATTGATAGCATTACTATTGAAAGAAATGGGAAAATTTATAAGAGAATAGAAGAAGTTTTTGATTGCTGGTTTGAAAGTGGAAGTGTTCCTTTTGCCAGTGATAACTTTCCAGCTGATTTTATTGCGGAAGGATTAGATCAAACAAGAGGCTGGTTTTACACTTTAATGGTTTTGAGTGTAGCATTGAAGGGACATTCTCCTTATAAAAATGTTATTGTGAATGGATTAGTATTAGCAGAGGATGGTGAGAAAATGTCCAAATCGAAGAAAAATTTTCCTGATCCAGAGCTAATTTTAGAGAAATATGGGGCTGATGCGTTGAGGCTTTACTTAATTAGTCAGGGGATTGTGAGAGGAGATTCTTTGAAATTCAAGGAAGAAGGAGTGAAAATGATTATTCAAAATGTTCATATTTTTGCTCATAACACTTTGAATTTTTTGAAACAAATGATTCCATTGTATGAACAAAAATATTGCTTGAGGTTTCATTATTTTAATTTGGATGAATTGAAAGATAGGTGCAGTAATATATTGGATCAAATGTTATTGAATTATTTGCAAGAGTTTGTTGATGCGATTCATAAAGAAATGCAAAATTATAATTTAGGAAATATTGTAGGAAGAATAGATAAATTTATAGGGCAACTTAGTAGAACCTATTTGAATATGAATAAGTCAAGATTGAAATCTATGAAATCACAGGAGGAAGCATTGAATTCATTAAATGTTTTATTTTACGTTTTCAAGAAGTTTTCTATTATGATTGCACCTTTCGCTCCTTTTATGGCTGAGTACTTTTATCAAGAATTGCGACTATTAGAGGGAGAAATTGATTTTCAATCTGTTCATTTGGAGAACTTGCCTGTAGTTGTTTGGGAAAAAAGTGAGAGTGGTCAGGAAGGAATTAATTTATTGGAATTGATAATTGAGGCACGAGGTGAAATGCGAAATATTTTGAAGAGTTCTAAGAAACCAATTAGAAGACAAATCATATATGTGAATGATTGGAGATTGATTCCTTTTCTTGAAGGAATAATGGAAACATTAATGATAGAGTGCAATGTTATGGAGTTTGAATTTTCAAGTAGATTATCTGAGGTTGTTGTTCCTCAATACGAATATTCAATGCAACTTTTAGGAAAAAGATTTAAAGGAGATGCTAAAAATGTTAAGTTGGAGTTGGAGAAATATTTTAAAGATAAGAAAGTTGAGAGAGGGAAGAAGAAGGTAATTATAAATGGGAAAGAGGAAATTTTTGATGAGGAGATAAAAGTTGTAGGAAAATTAGATCAATCGAAAATTTGGAAATTTCATCAACAGTATTATGTTGACAGTGGTGTATTAATATTGAGTGATTTGTGTTGGGATGATGAAATGCAGGAGATATATATAATGAAGAAGATAACGAGGGAACTTATGAATTTGAGGAAAATTTTAGGAATGGTTCCAACTGATAGTGCGAAAGTATTTTTTATAAATGAAGCTGATAGTGATTTCGTTGAGAAAAATTTATGGAAATTGTATGAAGGAACAGGAATGTCATTTGAAGAAGGATCTATGGATGAATCAAAAACAATTATTGATTTTGAAGATGAAAATATTAAGTACAAATTTATGATTCAAAAAATATGATCACTTTTTAATGTTTGAATTATATTTGCCTTGGATAATTTTAAATAATTCTGTGGTATTTTTATTGGGGTTCTTATTTGGATGATATTTTAATGCTAATTTCCGATATCTCTTTTTCAAATCCTGTTGTGAATTATTACTATTTGTAATTCTTAAGGCACGGAATTCCTTGATGTCATTTGGTATGTCATTTGGTGTATCGTTAGATGGTTCACTCGCAGGAGGAGGAGGACGATTTCGTCTTCTTCTTTCTTCTTCATTTCTTCTCTCTTCTTCTCGTCTTCTCTCTTCTTCTCGTCTTTTATATTCTTCTTCTCGTCTTCTCTCTTCTTCTCGTCTTCTCTCTTCTTCTCGTCTTTTATATTCTTCTTCTCGTCTTCTTCTATTTTCTTGTCGGCTTTTCTCATCATCTCTAATTATATTTAATAAATCTTGTTCAATTTCTTCTAATTCTTGGATAGTTCTTGCAACACTTAAATTATGTTTTATTATTTGAACTCTAGGGAAAAATAAAGGATTATATCCATATCGACTTTGCACTCCATATCGACTTTGCACTTGTGATAAAAGATCACTGACCCTATCTTTAACCTCGATAAACCCTCGTTCTTCTTTAATTTTATTTTCGATATCTTCTTCAATTTCATTTATCTCTTGTTCTATGTCATCAAAGTCTTTAATTCTTTCAATTTCACTCAACCTCTTTTTTAATGAAGGAAGGAGTCCTGGATGTTCATAAAAATATATCCTATTAACAGATAATTGATTGATTCGATACATTAGATCATCTCTACGTTTTTTAAAAATATCTATATTATTTGCTTTTCTTTCTCTCTCTAATCGATCATATTCATTTCTTCCAACCTTTCTCCTAGTTTCTTCTTCTCTTCTCAATTTTTCTTGATAATTTGTATTATCCATTCTCTCTATTTTAGATCTTATCTTATTCGAGTTTGAATTTATTACTTGTTTTTCGAACGCTAATGCTAAATGAGTTGGTTCACTAATTTCACAACTTTTATTTGCATAGTCTACGAATTCCTTAAAAGGGCTTCCAATGTATGTAATTTTGGACAATTTCTTCTTTATTTTATCACATAAGAAACAAAAACCAAAGTTAGAGGCTGAAAGTTCTCTATGATCATTTGTACGTTCAATAAAATGCTTTGACAATAATGTCGCAGATAATTCAGACATTAATGTATCAAATGAAATATACCTTTTATTTACTGATTCATTTAATCCATCATCAATATCCAAATTATACCTTCTTTTATCTTTCAAAATTCCTTTTTCTTGTATTACTTCAATTTTGTATGAAGCTTTATATTCACCTGGTTCTATATAGGGATTCTTCTTTTTCTCTCTATCAATTAAGCTTGATATCAATTTTAGTTTTTCATTGGTATTTGCTAGCGCCAGTTGATCTTTCAAATCTATGATAAATAATTTCCCCTCATTCGATTGATAACTCTTTTTTTTAGACAATTTTAAAATTTCCATACCAAGCATCCCTTTTGTCGTATTGTAAGCATTACTCTGTCTACCTCTAATAACATTCTTATTTTCTAGATAAATTTTGTTTGTTATTTGAAAAGATACAGTATTATCATCAATTGAAAATGTACCAGGTACAAAATCCCAAACCATTAATTGTGGAACGTAAGTATTTTCCTCAACGAAAACATATTCATCATTTGTATGGTTACCTTGTCCACCCTTAACTTTCATCGATTTCACTTTTGGTTTGTTTTTAGAAAAATATCCAATGTAAGGACCAAATTCTTTTTTTGAAGAACTTCTAGATGTTTCTTTCACTTTAAAAGTGTATGTAAATTTTTTTCTTTTACTCTCGGATATTGACTCTGCTTTTTTAGTGAAATATATTTTTGCTGCTTCTGTTGGATTATTTGCTAAAACTTTAGAATTTTTAACTCTAAAACTTCTCATATAATTTATTGAGAGAAAAAATCATTGGGTCTCTCATCCCAAAATTGGATTAGTCCAAGAATTTCTAATTCCTCCTTTATAAGTTTTTCCAATCCAATATTTTTGTAATTGGATAAATTTTCATATTCCGTATTCGCGTCTTCCAATGAATAAATATTAATGTGTCTCAATCTTCGTAAAGATTTATATCCCCATTCAGGAATAATATTAGTTTTGTACGATCTTGATAATGCATCAATGTTATTTTGGAAAGCATAGTAAGCTCTTTGGAGGAAAAATAATTTTTTCAATTTGTTATTAATATAATCAATATCCAATTCATTTTTTAAGTGCAATTTAGTCAGTAATTCTTCGATATCTTGCGGTTTAGTTAAACAACCAAATGATAAAAAAAGAGCATTCTTGGTATCCCAAAAGAACCTATTTTTTATTCCAAGTTTTTTAGCAATGCTAAAAGACGGGTTCTCTCGTTCTATACCAGTATATACTAATGTTAAATAATATGTATCATCACTTGCTATCAAATCATTGAAAAACTCCTCCGCATATAAATTATGAACATTTAAACTCTTAAGATTTATTGCACTTGGAGAACTGCCTCGACTAACAGGAACACCAGCACACTTTGATAAATATTTATCGGGTTCCTGTCTATGTTCTGGATCACAAGAAAAAAATTCGATGTCTTCGTTTATAATATTTTTAATTAATGGTATTTGACCTCCATGTAATTGATCATTTTTTTTCCAAGATGCAGCTCCAATCAATATAATCTTTAAATATTTCTTCATTTTAATTATTATATATAATTTTTTTTAAGCCTATAAAATATATATGAAAATCGTATTATTTCCAGGAGGATTCAAACCCCCTCACAGCGGTCATTTGAAAGTCGTAGAAACATTAATGAAAAAATATAAACCCGATATATTTTACCTTATTATCTCAAAAAAGCCTAGAATAATAGAAGTTCCATATGAGAAAAAATTACACGAATTTTCCAATGATGAATTGAAAGATTTAGCTAAAAAATTCAAAATAAATAAAGTAAATAAATCTACAATTGAAGAAGCAATGGAAAAAGGGATAATCCCAGCTGTTAATGCAAAAACTACATATGAATTTTGGAAAATTTATTTACAAACATTACCTGATAAAATGAGAGATAAAGTTAAAGTTATAATTGCTAATCAGCCTTCCCCTGTGCTATTTTCTTTTGTTATAGTCAAAGATAGAGTTAAAAAAGGTGATGAATTATTATTAGTAAAAGCTGAGAAAGACAAAGATAATAAACGATTTTCACTTTTTGATACATTGGATGTAAAAAAAAAGGAAATATTAATTCCTACTTTCAAAGATTTCAATAGTTGGCAAATGAGAAAAGCTATCCACAACAAAGATTGGAAGAAAGTCGAAGAATTCCTTCCAAAACTAGATCCAAAAGACAAAAAATATCTAATTGGATTGTTGAAGAATATTTGAAATTGCATTAACAGTCCATTTTTTACCTCTTCGAAAAATATTCAAATGGTTCAAAAAATCGGCAATCGCCTTCTTTGTAAAATTTCCTCTACGAATCTCCTTCACCTCAACATTATTTTCATAATCATAAATTTTATGGTTAGGGTTACCTGTTATAGCAACCAATAAATTTTCAACATTTTTGGATGGAGAGCCATTATACATCTTATTAACCAATAGAATGATTTTTTGTTCCATTGGATCTTCTTTAATTTTCTTGATAATCATGTTGTCATCAAATATTTTAAAATAGGAATAACCGTATTTTGGCAATGAGGGTAAATATAAATTGTTGTCTTTTTTGTACTTAATTGTTCGTTTGACACGATTGGATAGAGTTTTAATTTCTACTTCAGCATCCTTAATTCCTCCTACAATTTGCTTGTAATCATCATTAACATTGCTCATAAAATTCTTGTCAGCGCAATGTAAAACAATATTTTTCTTATCCATTAAATCTAGTAGATTAACTCCTTCTTTTACGTTTCTGCAAAATCTAGATGCATCATTAACAATCAAATTTATATTATCTTTTTCATCAATTATCCTCTCTAATTTTTTGAGTTTGGACAAATCCTTTGCGGATCCAATCTCTTTAATTACTTCAACTAAATGATAATTATTCATAGTACAATATCTAATGCAATTACTAACTTGAGACTCTAATGATAATCCATCTTTTTGGTTCTTTTGGCTAATTCTTGCGTATATAATGGCTTCTTTTTTTTGGAATGGATGTAAAGATAATCTCTCAACAGCACGTTCAAAAAAACTTGGAAAAAATGATCTTACCATTTTATTATATGTGTTTACCATTTTAAAAAATCAATTTTTTAACTCACTAACCCATTCATTTATTTCCTCACTGGATATACCCATCATTACTAACTCATTCTCAAATTCCTTCCTCAATCTATAGAAAAACATTGGATCCTCTTCTCCAAACTCATTTTTAATCCTTCCTACAACTAAATCATACTTTGTCATTATTTCATCATTTTTAGAAATAGTTATCACATTGGATATTAAATCAAATCCCATTATTGAAGTCAATATTCTACCTATTTTTCCAGACAAACAATATCCTTCTCCTTCGTAAATCTCATATTCTAAGATTGGAACAATTGATTCAAGTAAATCTTTGCTTTTAGCTAAGTATAAGATAGTTGCTAATAAATCTTTCACCCTAAAATTATTCTGGATTATTAAATTATCTATTTTTTTAGTTAATTTACCAAAATGTCCATCATATTTTATTTCATTCGAATAAAAAATATATTCCAATTCATCAATACATTTCTTTATACTATTATTAATATGTGTATTATGTACTAATTCTCTATCTTGATATACATTTTTATTTATATAATCAATATTATTTTGAAAGAATTCAATATTATGTAAATAAAAATACTCATTCCATCTATAAATATTTAAATTGGGTATAATTGGATTCCTTTTCAAATAAAGTCGTTTTATATTGAGAAGATTTGATGGTAAAACAATAAATTGATTACTTTCAATATTAAGCACATCTAAATCACAGTTCAATTCAATTTCCTCCAAAAAATTATTAGATAAATTAAGAAATTTAAGCTTAGGGCATTCAATTTCTACTTTTTGCAACTTATTAAAATTCAAGTATAATTTTCTAAGATTGGAACATTTTATTTTAATATCAGTCATATTGTTGAAAGATAAATCTACTTCTTTAAGATGATCGTGATCTATGAATACTTTTTCAACATCACAAGATTTTGCATTCAAATACTTTAATTTTTTAGGAAAATTATTACTGTCAAGAAATAATATTTTATTTTCTTTAATAAATAATCTTTTGATATTACTATAGTATAAATTTGGGAACTTACTAAAAGATAAGTTTAATGTTTCACAGTTAATTGCGAGTGATTTGATATATGAGTTATAATAATGTAAATCAATAAGGTAAAAATAATTACTAGATATTTCATTATAAATTTTTCTATTGAAATAATTAAGCATTACAAATATTGATTCTCCATCTTTAAAATTTATATTCTTAAATTTTGGATAACTTTTTTGATCATTTCTAATAATTTTTACATAAGAATAATTTCCAAAATAAAAAAGGAGTGAATAAAACTCCATTATAAAAAGTATTGTTCTTATACTAATATTATCTAAATTATAGAATGCGAAGAATAATAATAATTGATAATAAATAAACATTTTTTTATTTATTGTTGAAAAATCTTTAACTAGACAAAAGGTGGACCGTGAAACCAACAAACTAATGAATTCCTGGTACCACTCTCAATCTTTGTAACTCGATGCATCAAATAAGAAGGAAAAAATATTACCGTTCCTTTTTGGTTAGGAGCATTGATAATTTCTCTATTAATCATAAATTGCAGTTTTCCTCCAGTATAATCATCTGGATCACTCAATTGAACAACCATACTTAATTTTCTAGTGCTGGATCGTTCTCCTCCAAAATCCATATGCCAATCATAATGTCCCTCATTTTCCGCTTTGTATGTGGTAAATTGTAAGTCATCTTTGATAGTAGATAAATGAAAATTCCACATTTCTTTATTTGCTTTTTTAGCCAATCTTAATAAATTTTCATAGAGGTAATGTGTTTCTTTGTTTAATGGTATCCAATTTATTTCGCTGGTCCTGTAGGATTTATTTATAGTGCCACTGACATTTCCATCAATCGCTGGATAATGTGATGCTAATTCTCTTATTCCTTCAATTTGTTCATTTGTAAAATATCTTTTGAAAAAATAATAATTAGTCATATTATCATTCTTTTCCAAAAGATCTAATTTAATATTTTCTTCTTGATATTCCATTTTTACTTAGTTATTCAAAAGTTTTTAAATGTTGAAAAGATTTATTAGTTTTTCGTAATTGGGCTCATCATAAAAGCCATATTTATAGCATTCTTCAAAATATTGTATTAACTCTGGAACACATCCTTTACATAATTCTTCAAAACTTATATCTATTTTCATCTCAGCAATTTTTTTGCATCTATTTTTTCCTGTTATGTTTTGCCAAGGTAATTTCGCAGTTTGTAAATAAACCAAAACGTATCCCAAACTTATCAAATCATCTCTTCTTGATGATTCAACTTGATTATTTGTATGAACGCTCATATATCTCAAAGTCCCTCCGTTATTTTTATCTGTTGAAAAAGGAATATGTCTATTTTTTCTCATATAAAATCTAGATAATCCGTAATCAATTAAATATATTTTCTGGAAATCACTTGATATCATAATATTATCCGGTTTAATATCACAATGTATGACTCCTTGTTTATGGATAAATTGTAGTATTTCAATTAGTTTTTTAGCAATGTTTCGAATACTATAATCATCAAATGTAATATTTATTTTTGACATTATATCAGCAAATGAATTAAATAATTTTTCCATTACTAAGTAATTATTATTTTCATCACTATAAAAATCATATACGGGAACAACATATTTTTTTTCTACATCTTTTTCAAATAAATAGAAATGAATATCTTTCTCTTTTTCTAATAAGTTGTAGAAGGACTTTTTCTCTATTTTAACAGCAAATTTTTCTCCATTTTCGTTCTCCGCTTCATGGACTTTACTAAAACTTCCCTCTCCCAACTTTTTTTTTATTTTTAACATAAATTATTGTATATTTTATACAATAATTTCTAAAATATTAAATATAGATATCAAAGACATCAAAGATAATGTTTTAAATAGAGATTATAAACTTTATCGAGACACTCGTCTTTTTTATTTGTATAAGTGTAATGAGAGCGATATCTTCTCAATAAAATTTCTATGATCTCTTCTCTAAAAACATCCATCTTTCTATACCAATTTTTTTCTTCGAGTTTATCATCAAATTTACCATTATCTATATCGATTAGTATTTCCGTAAGTTTATCCGTTGGTAGATCAGAAGCCCTTTTGAAGAAATACCTTCTTGACATAAAATTTATAATTAAATTATTTTTAAGCTATCTTAGATATCTTGGCGAACATCAATTCCAACCGGGAATCTTGGACATCCATCTGGTCCCAATTCTTGATACCTTACGGTGAGCTGTTTTCCTTTGAATAATTCATCGAAGTTTTCCTCTGCTTGTTCGAACCAATCTCTTCTCATTTCTCTTGATCCTCTTGGTCTAACCGCAAAAGTTTCTTTGGAACCATCTTTTTTTATGTAGACGCATTCCCAAATAATTGTTCCACGATCTTCTCCATTCGCTTCTTTGTAGCCTGTAATTTCAAACTCTGCATCTTCAAATTCTTTGTATTTTTGGAGATCATTGGATCTATTTTTGAGGAGATATGGTCCTTTGAAATTTCTTAACATAATACCTTCGTATCCTCGCTCAACATAATGCGAATGAATTTCCTTTATATTCGACTTCAATGGACATACCATTGTTTCGACTTTTTTCAAATGAGTGAACTTTCCTTTTGAGAAAATAGCATCCAAAATATTTTTTCTTTCTTCGAAATGCATTGAGGGGTCAATGTATAAGTCGTAAAGGTGATATTGGATTTTCTTTTCATTTTCAGGATTACTATTTTTTTCAACTCGAATAAAGCCAGATATTTCTTCAAATGGCAATTCATCCGAGTATAATTCTCCATCAACGTATAAATTGGGATATCCTAATTCACTTGTAATCTTAAAAAGACGGCTTAATTGGGTTATTAAATGAGGCATTTTCTTAAACTCTTTCCCCACACGACTCTTCATAATAACCTCACCACCTTGAATATGAGACATACATCTCAATCCATCCAATTTAGGTTGGGCGAAGCAAGGGAAAACAATATCATTTTTCTTTTTACTTGTAAAATCGAACTTATTTGCTAACATTGGATAAACTGGAGTTTCCACTGATTCAACTGTTGTAGCATATCCTTCTTTTTCAATCTTATCTTGATATTTACGCTCTGCTTCATTTACTGCCTGTTGAAAAGCTGTTGTTTCATTGGACTTCCCAATGTTTTTACCAGTTTCAACTAAGCGAGATGAGGAAGCCATTTTTCCATCAATATAACCATTTTGGGTAATAATCTCTGCACTTCCATTGGCTAATTGTTTAACAGTAATGGTCCATTTCTTGGTTTTACCTGTTTTGGCATTGCCAAATAGTTCCGGAAAATTACGTTCCATTTTAAGTTTAATGGAGTTTGCTTTAAATAAATTCAATTTTTTATTTTTTTATAATCATAAATTTTTTTCCATATGAATAATAATGGAAAACAAATTAGCATCGTTTATAATTAAAGGATTAAAAGCTGTGAATGAAATTACTGAAAATATTGATTTTAAAAAAACAACAGTTGAATCCATAGAAAATCAATTAAAAAATAATGTTAATAAGCAATATTTGAACATCCAAGATTCTCGGAATTTAGAAGAGGATTTCTTTAGTTTTATGAAGAAAAACGAAAAACCTTTCCAAAACATCAAAATTTTCATCATATATCCAGCTAAGCAGGAATCCTTAAAAGATCACATTGATGAATATTTTAAGAATGTACAAGTAAAATATAAGGAGGACAAGATGTTCTATTTTTATTTCCAATTAATCTTGATGGAACAATTTATAAAGCAATTTGATAAAAACTTACCAAGGAGTGAATTAAAAGTCCAATTGAAAGAAATATTAAAAAACCAATGTTTAAGAGAAAAAAAGACATTATCTAAATGCATGTGCAATTTAGAGGATGATTCGGTACTAGTTATGAGCGAGTTTGGAAATAAAATAAATCAAAAATGTAAAATTGAGAGGGATGGATTTGAGCAGTGTATTATTAGAAATATTAATAGAAAATAATTCTTCCAATCTTAACTCCTAGTGTTAACCCGATACCTCCAATGAATGAAGTAAAAAATACTATTTTTCCCCAATCGAAATATCCTAAACTATCCAATGGATTGCATTTTTTTATTGAATTAATTGTTTCTTTTATGACTGGCAAGACTGGTTGAGTTGTTGGAATTTCAACTTTCCATTTTGGAGCTGGTCCAACTGGTGTTGAATCTTCCTCTTTATCATTTTTTATAGCAAGTACTTTATCCAATTTACATTTCAAATCTTCAGGTATGTGAATTTTTCCCATTTATTTTAGAAATAAAGTATTTAATAATTTCTAGAATAATAAAATTAATATGAAATAATTTAATGAATAGTGTAAAAATTAAAATAGGAAAATCAAACATTAATTATTTTGAAAACGAAAAAATTTATGAACTAACATTGACTAAATGTTGTGGATTTGGTTCTTATGGATTCATTTTTAAAACGAATGTCGAAAATTACGTTATAAAAATTTTATTGGACCCAGATGAAACTTATGATGTAAAATATAGTGATTACAATGAAGTTGATGTAATAGACAAAATAATTGATAAAAATAATTTTACAGTAAATAATAACATTTTTGCGACGGGTTCATTAATAAAAAGTGATGAATTTATTCCAAATCATAAAAAAATAAGTGTCTATGTTAATGAAAAAGATGCTTTGGTAAAACTAAATTGTATTGTTATCAAGAAAAAAAAAGTTGAAAAATTTATTTTAAAAGAAGATTTCCCAATAATTATTATGCCATATTTTTTACCATTATATTCTATTTCAATTGATCCAATGATAATTAAAAAAGATATACTAATTTGTAAACTTATTGATTCTTTGATTAAAGCTACAAATGAATTTTTGGAAATCGGATTTATAAATATGGATTTGAAAATGAATAATGCAGTAGTAGATGAAGAAAATAATCTTAGATTTATAGATTTTGGAATGATAAGGAATGTAGATAAAATAAATGATTTCTTTAAAAACGATAGCAAATATTATATATGGCCTCTCGAAACAAACATGTATATCAAAATAATTCCATATATGATTTGTATTTTTATACTGGAATTATATTATCCAAGAATAAATTTTATAAAAAATAATGCAACTTTACTGGAAAGAATATTGGATAATTTTAATTACCAAGAAGGAGTTTCCCAAGAAATAAAATTTTTACTTCGAAAAGTATTATTAGAAAGTTATGATTGGAATAATTTTTTAGAAGAATTTAATATTATAAAAAAGAAATATGATATGGATAGTGTAAAATTAAATATTATTTTAACTCTTCTCCAATAAAAATTCGAGTAATGGTTTAACTTCTCTTGGTCCTCTATACTCGTGCATTTCCTTGTTATTATTGTAATACCTGAATGTTGGATATCCCATAATCCCCATACTTTGAGAGAATTCTTCTTGATTACTATTATCTGCACAACTAAATGCTCCAACCTCTATTCCTGCTTTATTAGGTAAAGTATTTCCCAATGCTTCCATGAAATCAATTGTCATTGGATCGGAACAATGAGGACACCAATGTGCGTAAAATATAATTAATATTGGTTTATCTTTTTTTGGAACAGGTTCTTTTGACAAATTTTCAACTTTAAAATCACTTGGTTTAAGTTCTTTAACATTTTTTGAATTTTTGTATATTAACATATTTTATTATACAAAATAATATCAAATAAATAAAACTTTATTTTTCTTTATTATACTGAAGAAATCATGATATATATATTTAAGATTAATCAATGATTCTTTGTCTAAATTTATTTTTTTAAGAAATATATCTAAATTTTTACCATAATCTCTAACATCTATCTTTGTTTTTCCTATTTTTTGTTTTATTATTCTTCCTTCTTTATTGATTTCTCCCTCAATTCCCTCTTTAAGCATAAAATCTATATGTCTAAATTTTTTACTTTCAATCCAGCTACCAAAATATCCATAGTATGGAACAAAATCTTGATAATTATAAATACGAACATAATTCCTAATTTTCAAGTATGGTATCAATAAGTTGAAATTTTTATTGCCACAAGGTGGAGTATTTGCAGTTACGATATTAATAACAAATTTATCAAGTTCAACCGCTTTTTTTAAATAATACGCTAAATAAATTCCTACAATAGATGCTAATACTCCTCCTAATGAGTGACCGCATAAAACAATATTTGTTTTTTTACAAGTTGGATTAATTATTTGTGAAATTTTTTCCACAACATCTTTATATATTAAATTTGCTTCATCTAAAAATCCTTTATGAATTTCAATATCGAGATCATCTAACAATGGTGTTCTAGTTGGTTCGAATGAATTTGTTTTAATAATATCATTTCTCCAATTTATAAATTCTTTTTTTTCACTAATGGTGAAAAGATCAAAATTAACTCTATAAAATTTTAGGCTGTTTATTGTTTCCCATAAAGTTTTAGTTCCTCGAAAAGATACGAAAATATTATTGTTTTGCTGAAAAATATAATATTTTACCAAATCTCTTTTTTCCATACTGATGGACGGTGTTATAACATTTGGGAAAAAATCAATAATAACTTCTACGGGAATATAAGAATATTCAATAATATACATTAGCCATAATATCTCTTTGTCACTAAGAGATTTATTTAAAGCTCCAATTACATTTTTAAATTTATGCTCATTAATAATATTAATTCTATTAAAGTAGTGATAACTTATATTTTCATCTATCCATAGTAATGATTTTTTTGTAAAAATTTTATGTAATACGTTTTTTCTATTTTCTAAAAAGATTTTATATGATTCACTCATAAATCTATATTAGAAATATATTTTATAGTTTGTTGGAAATTATGATTGTTAATATATCTTTTTAATTTATTGGCATCATCAAATAAAAACCATTGGGGCATTAAGTATTCATTTTTGCAAACGGTCGCAGTATGATTCATTTTTTGACTAGTTAAATCTAGAATATCTTTCAAATATTGTTTTGATGATTTTTTATCATCTCCATTATAAGATTTTTTTTGTATAAATTCGTAAAATGCTCGATTAGCGCTTACTTGTCTAATATCTTTTGGTCTAACTTTATATTCTTTCAAAAAATCATAGACATCATCATATTTTATGTCTTTGAATAGAGGAGCTTTACTTTTCTCTGAGAACTTTTCTAAAATTGGATAGAGGAAGGAATTCTTCTTTACTAAACAGTAATTAATTTCTTTTTTCTTTCCAACAAACTCGATTTCAATACCATTTGACTTTTTAGTCATATGGCTCGCGTTAAGTGTTAGAGTACCATTTGTCCCATATAATTTTTTGTATTTTTCGTGTCCAATTCTAAAATTACATTCATTCATCAATAAAACTGCTAGAGATACCTCATCATTATTTTTTTTACAATCGCCAATAAGTTTATCAACTCTATCAATTATTTTTGGGAATTTTTTGTATTTCTCTTCTTCTTTTTCCTCTTTGTAATCTTTCGTGTAAAAATATTGTTTTCTTCCTGCATTGTCAATTACATAAGCATAAATTTTTCCTTTTAAAGGAGGATCAAAAAGAACCGCAGATGGAAATCCCATTGCAACTTTTTTGACAGTTGGAGGAAGACTAGATTCTGATATAGGTTTTTTATTTGAATCGTAAAATAAAGACGTTTTTTTTTCTAAATTATTAACTTGATAATATATTTTCATATAGTATACTAATATATAATATGAAAAATTAGTTTACCATTTAAAATAAGATGATAAATTGGAAGATAAATTTGTTATACCATCTTCTTCATTATTTTCATTTTTTTTATTTGGTTTTTTCTCTTGCTTATTTTTTTTTTGTTTATTATCACCCTTCTTCTCTTGATTATTGCTTTGCTTGTTATCACCCTTCTTCTCTTGATTATTGCTTTGTTTGTTATCCCCTTTCCTCTCTTGGTTATTGCTTTGTTTGTTATCACCCTTCTTCTCTTGGTTATTGCTTTGTTTGTTATCCCCTTTCTTCTCTTGGTTATTGCTTTGTTTGTTATCACCCTTCTTCTCTTGGTTATTGCTTTGTTTGTTATCCCCTTTCTTCTCTTGGTTATTGCTTTGTTTGTTATCCCCTTTCTTCTCTTGGTTATTG